TCGTTTAGCTGAACGGCGCAACGCTGCGACAAAAAGTATGCGTGAAGGCACGTATGGCGAAGGCTTTGCCAAAAACATGAAAGAGTTTATCCGCGATATGCCCACAGCAATGGAAGATGGGCAGCGTGCATTTGAAGCAGTTGTAAGCAATATGGACAACGCTTTGCGAAATTTTGTCCGCACAGGTAAATTAAGTTTCAATGATTTGGCGCAAAGCATTATCCAAGATTTAATTTACATAAATTTAAAAGCACAAGCAATGGAGTTTACAAAAGCAATGTTTGGCGGTGGTGGTATAGCTAGTTTTTTTGGCGGCTTGATGAGCGGCGCATCAAGTGGTGGTGGCAATATTGTTAGCACTGCGCTTTCATTCTTGGGCTTTGCTGATGGTGGAAGTCCACCTGTAGGCAAGCCAAGCATTGTTGGTGAACGTGGGCCAGAATTATTTGTACCGCGCACAGCGGGAACAATCATTCCAAACAATCAACTTGGTGGCATGGGCGGCACTACAAACGTGACCAACAATTACATCCAAGCAATTGATACTAAATCCTTTGAAGATAGGATTTATGGAAGTGCCAATGCAATTTGGGCAGCTAACAGGTATGGCGAAAAAGCCATTTCCGGTAATTTAGGGAGGGCGTAATGTCTTTTCAAACAATATTTAACATTCAACAAAATATGTCGGTAAACAATCGGCGTATGGTTGGGCAACAAATTAGCCGTGGTGGGCAAGTGCGCGTGGCGCAATACCTTACTGCTGTGCCGTGGGTGTTTACAGTTATGCCACACAATTATTTGTATTACCCACAAGTGCGTGGCATCATACAAGCCATTGACAATAAAGATAGGCAGTTGCCAGAAACAATCAGTTTTAACAATGCAAACTTATCTTGGTTTACTGCTTACCAAGGCGATTTAACAACCGCACAAGTTAACGCGCTGACATTGACTGTTGTACCGCCAGCTAATAGCCAAACAATTACAGTTGGTAATTTGCCCGCTGTATCCACAACAGCAGTTGTTTTTGAACCCGGTGATTTTTTGCAATTGGGCATATACCCATACAAAGTCACTACGCAAGTTTTAAGGGGCAGTGGCAGCACAATAAGCGTTAGCCTCAATAGACCTGTTATTGGCACGCCTAGCGTGGGCACATTGTCTGCTGTTGGTGTTAACTGTACGTTTTATATGCTTGCTGAAAGCTGCCCAACATATACGCTAAACCCTATGACAAATGGCGCGTTTGTGCAATGGGATGGTGCTTTTGTTTTTAGGGAGAATATTTCAGCATGACAACCACAATGGCTGCTTTAAGCAGCAACAGCATTAGATTTGCCGAATTTATAAAGCTAACAACGCCAAGCGCGACATATACGTTTTGCAACGCAGCCGCAGCCATTACTGTGAATGGCACTGTTTTTTCTGGGTTAGGCAGTTTGCTTAACATTACAAACATTGACCGCCAAGTTAAAGCAACCAGCGGAGATTTGGGCGTATCACTCACTGGCATTGACAGTACAAACATTGCTTTGATTTTGTCGGCAACTATTAAGGGCAGCAAAATTGAAGTTTGGCGCGGGTTTTTAGATTCAAACAATCAAATTATTACAACTCCAACGCAACAATTTTTTAAACGTTATCAAGGTTTAATTTCTACTGTTGCAATTAGTGAAGATTTTGATACCGAAAAAAGAATCAGGGTAGCAACGTGCGTTTTAAGCTGTGCATCATTTAGAACCATTTTGCAAAACCGCGTAGGTGGCATAAGAACTAACCCAAGCATTTGGAAAACTTTTTACCCTAATGACACAAGTATGGATAGAGTGCCAATTATTGCAGCAACTTATTTTGATTTTGGTGCGCCGCCAATTGTAGTAACACAATCAGCAGATACAAATGCTGGTAACGATAACAACAACTCTAGTGTTTCAAGCGGGTTTTAATGATAAGACAAGCCACAAAACAAGACATACCCGCATTGGTTGAAATGATGCGGCAATACGCATTGGAATCTAGCCCAAAAGCATTGCGTGCAGAAACAAATCACGATGCTGACCATGTAACGCAACTTATTTTTCAAATTGTCTCAGGGCGAGGGTTTGCTTTAGTTGATGATGATTATCGAGGAATGTTACTGGCAATGGTTGCGCCAAACCTATGGTGTCCAAAGGCTTTAATCTTGCATGAATTGGCATGGTGGGTAAAACATGAACATAGAAACGGCACATTGGGCGGCAGGTTATGGGCTGAATTTAACATGATGGCGCAATCAATGATTGATAGTGGGCGGGTGGCTTATGCGTGTACAACTGTGATGGCAAATTCACCATTGATTGATTACACTAAACGGGGTTACAGACCCTTAGAAGCAACGTTTTTCAAGGAATAAAAAATGCCAACGACCTTAGTTGCAGCCGTATTTTTTGGCGGTGATTTGATTTTAATGGGCGCAGCCCTTGGTAGCGTTGGCGTTGCTGTTGCGTCTTTTGCGGTTTCTTATGCCTTGTCACAAGTTATAGCGCGTGCGTTTAAACCCAATGCACAAACGGGTACTAACCAATCAATTGATAACGGCGTGCGTTTGCAAGGCCCACCAAGCAATACAAATAGTATTCCTGTGGTTTATGGTGATGCTTACCTTGGAGGCATTTTTACAGATGCGGTGCTAACCATAAATCAAAAAACAATGTATTACGTTATGACTGTTTCGGCAATTAGCCCAAATGGTCAATTCTTTTTTGACACTACAAAATTTTATTACAGCGACCGACTGATTACATTTGACACCACCGACTTAACAAAAGTTGTTAGCCTGACAGATGGTGCTGGCAATGTAGACACAAAAATTAATGGCAATTTATATATTGCCTTGTACACCAGCACACAAGCGGGAGTTATAACAAGCCTAAACGGGGCAGCATTGCCAACAACCTATATGGGCGGGGCTGACATAGCTTTGGCGCAAAGATGGGCGGCAAGTGGGCGGCAAATGAATGGTTTGGCTTTTGCAATTGTTAAGCTAAATTACAGCCGTGAAGCGCAAACTACGCAAATGCAAGCGTTGACTTTTAGAGCGCAGCATTATTTGAATGGCACAGGCGTAGCAAAGCCGGGTGACGTTTGGTATGACTACATGACCAACGAAATCTATGGCGCAGCAATGGATGCAACCATTGTTGATGCCACTACAGTAACGGCATTAAATGCGTATTCAGACGAAACTATTGCTTACACGCCTAGCGGCGGCGGGTCAGCAACGCAAGCGCGTTACAGAATTAATGGCGTGCTGGATACAGGCTTAGATTGTTTGCAAAACATTGATCGCATTATGTCCGCGTGCGACAGCTGGACACAATACAACGCCACTACGGGTAAATGGGCAATTGTTATTAATAAAGCAGAGGCAACCAGTTTTGCTTTTAATGATAGCAATATCATGTCTGACATTCGGGTTAGCAGTTATGACTTGACCAGCAGCATTAACCAAATACAAGCAAGTTTTCCAAACAAACTTAACCGCGACCAAACGGATTACGTTTATCTGGAAACGCCATCTGGTTTGTTATATCCTAACGAACCCGTAAACAAATTAAGCATTACGCTGGATCTGGTTAATGACAGTGTGCAAGCTCAATACCTTGCTAACAGGCAATTAGAGCAAGCGCGTGAAGATTTAATCGTAGCATTTAGCACGCCATACCCCGGCATTCAAGTCGATGCTGGCGATGTTGTTAGCGTTACCAATGCAGACTATGGTTGGACAGATAAATTATTTAGGGTGATGAAAGTTGCGGAACAATCGCATGGTACGGGGGATTTGTCTGCCACTATTGATTTAATTGAATATAACGCGCAAGTTTACGATGACGCAACAATCACACAATACGCACCCGCACCAAACAGCAATTTAGCAAATCCCAGTTATTTCAGCGTATTAGCTGCACCAACAGTTTCAAATCAATTGCCTACGGCAACTGTTCCAACGTTTGATGTAACCATTTATATTCCGGCTACGGGGCGCGTAACAATGTTTACGTTGTTTTATACAACTGTGGCAACGCCAAGCGCAAGTGATTGGTTGGTATATGCAACGCAAAGCAGTTCAGAAAGCAACGCATATACACCTTCAACCAACTTTACTTTTACCAATATACAAATGCCCACGGGTACATATTATTTTGCGTACAAAGTACAAAACGAAATTAGCGCATCATTACTTTCAGCGCAATCTACGGCATTGTCATGGTCGCCAAACCCAACAACAACGGCGGTTGCAGGTACATTTTTGGCAACATTTTCACCTGTCACGATGCTTGTGCCAAGAACAAGCGGCTTAACGCCCACGCCTGTATTTACTGGGTTAATTACACAACTTTATGGAAGCGCAGCGGGTGGGTCAATTGATTTTGTAACCGCACAAACTGATTCTGCTGGTTCATTTGCAAACAATACTTGGCGCATTGGCGGCAGCAGCACCACGGGCAACGGCGATATTGTTACTACTAACGGCTTGACGTTGAGCGCACCTACTGATGGCGGCACATACGCGCAATGGGCAATACCTACGGCAATGACTAGCAGCCCTGCTACGCTTACAGTGCCTGTGCGTTATAAATCATCAACTGGCGTTGTTAGCCAAGGCGCAAATGCAATTTTGCAATTCACGTTTGTAGACCCCGGCGCAAATGGAACGCCCGGCTTACCGGGTAATCAAACAGCAACTGTTTACTTATATCAATGGTCAACAAGTGCGCCAACAAACCCCACTGGTACAAGCACATACACATGGGCAACAGGCGCAAACAGCAGTTACAGCGGTTTATACAGTTGGTCAGTAACAGTGCCAGCTAACCCCGGCACGCCCGGAGTTGCATTGTGGGCAGCATCAAAACAAATTGTGGCTGTTGCTGGAACATCAATTACGTCAGTTGATTGGACAACTGGCGTTAATATTGCTGCTATTTCTGGTGGCAACGCAGTGCAAACCGCATCGCCTACTGTTTACCAATGGGCGGCAACATTGCCATCAGGCCCAACAGGTACAAGCACGTATACATGGGCTACGGGCGCATTTGCAGACCCTAGCGGGTGGACGCAAACAATTACAACATCACCCAGCGCAGGGTTTACGTTGTGGGCTGCAACAGTTAGATTGGTTGACGCAACAACCACAACAACATCAACGATTAATTGGACTACAGCTAGTATTGT